GTAAGTTTATCAGGATCAAGATCCATAGACTTAGCAATCTCACGTATAATATAATCCATTTTTGCGAAGGGTGCAAGTACTGGATTCTGTACAACACCAAGAAATTGCATTAGGCGTTGGCTACGTACTTCGTTAGCCATTAGAGATTCAGTACCTTCAGCTTTAACTTCTAGGTCACCTTTAATTTCTGAGTCGTAGTCAAACTGCATATTAAAATGAAAGAAAGACTTAGCTAGTGGGCCTAGCAAGTAATCATCGATGTTCTTTACAACAGTGCGTATAGAACCATTGGCAGCAGACATAAGCATACTAATACCAGATGCCGTACGGCCCACACCTTGAACGCCAGTTTGACCGTGAGCAAAAGAAGGGAACCCAGTGCTTTCATCAGCCAGAACACGAGCCTTGTCAAACATTTGCATATTTTCATTTGATACGTTAGGGAACTTGGTGCCAAAGATGGCCTGTCCTGGTGCTCCCCCCATTCTTCTTAGGACTTTACCTGGGTAGATAGAAAGATCTTGTCCAGGTGCTAAGTTTGTTTCGTCTACTTCAATGAGCAAGTTACCTGAAAGTGCAGCATTATCTACACTCATGCGCATAAACCCATTCATAAGGCTTTGTGTATCATCCATATTTTCCGCTATACCTACCCCAAAGAATGAGTAAGGGTTTACTTCGTATGGTACGGCATAGTACGGAAGTATAGCAGGTGTAAACGGATTCATTACAAGGCGTAGAACTTGACCATTACAGATCCAAATGTTTACTGAAACTTGGTCTTGGTCTTTCAACTCTTTTGGAATATCTACATCATGATCTTCTAAAATGTCTGTATCAACGTAACCCCAGAACTCTAAAACAGAATATCTTTCTGATTTAGTTTCTTGGTCTGCATCTTCCATGACCTGTTCCCACCACTCTTTTGTGTAGGATTCACCCATTTCAATAGCTGTATTAATAGCGTTACTACGGAAGAAAGGTCTATTTTTTAAGCTTCTCATTTGAGAACGAGACATTTTATGACGTTCTACAACGTACTCTGCTTCGTCCATGTTGTTAGCATCTGGGTCAGGGTAAAAGTTCCAGATAGAAACTGAAGAGGTTTGAGGAACAGTTTTAATAGTAGGGGAATACTCACCGTCTTCTGACCAGTTAGGGTATTCTTTGTCTACTGCAAACGGACCTTTCATAACGCCTGTGCCAAATAGAGAACACTCAAATGCTGCAGTACGCAACTGCTTCTTAGCGTTAGACTCTTCTAGTTGGTCATGAATTTTCTTTTCCATCTTCTTTGCAGAAACCATTGCAGGATGGAAAGTAATCTCTGTTGGTGTTGTACCTGGGCCTTCTTCTACTAGTTCAGCTACTGGTTCTAGTTTTCTACGTAGACCACCAAGACGTTCTTGCAAATCAATAATAGTCTCACCTGGCTGTAGTCTCATATCCTCAGGGCCAAGATCTGGTTCGTTAGCTTTTCTATTTTGTTCGTTAGTCTCAAAGTTTACAGTGTCTGCTACACCCTCTGGAAGAGTAGTAGGATTAACTGAAATAGGAAACTTGTTAGACCCAAAGAGAACGTCTACGATCTGACCATAAGCTGCAAGAACTTTAGTCTTAGTTACTTTAACAAAGACACGAGACTTTTCTGTAGAAGTAAATTGTACATCAGGTCCGTAGATACCTCTGTAGTTTTGATATGATTTAATCCAACGTTGCTCATCAGAATATCTAGCTTTCTCAGCACGGGAAAACTTTTCTTCAATGAAGGTAACAACAGTGCCTACAATAGGATCATCTTGACCCTCTGAATCTTTTTTATCTTCTACAAAAGATGACTCTTCGTCATCAATGTAGAGTTCTTCTGATTCATAAATGTCATCTTCTTCCATAGGTATTCCTTAATAACCGAATGTTGGGTCTGAAGCTTGGAATCCTGTTCTTTGTGAAGTAGGATCAAAGTCAAATATGTTGCTTCTTGGGCGTGTCATTATTCCGTATCTTAGAGCATCATATAGGTGGTCTTCAGAGTTTGTGTCTACATCCTCAGGGTTTCTTTTATCTAGAGGAATAGAGGGAAGCTGAGATATAAGATTAGTGCAATTAGAAAATATGACAAGTCTTGGTTCCTCTGTAAACTCATCTACTTGTAATCTTCTGTGTAGTTCGTTTTTTCCTGCTACACGAGATCCTTTTGATCTGTCTGCAGGTCTCCATCTACACCCTCTAATAATCATTTGTTCAGCAAGGCTAGGGCCAGTATCACCACGATTATGCCAAAGAGAAGAGTCAAGAACTCCATATCTCACCTTCTCATCTCGTTCTATGTCCAGGATCATGTCAGCCAAGTCGGTAGCTATTATCTTAGAAACATATAACTCCCTGTATACTACTAGCTGTTCAGATCCTGGAACAACTGCTAACCAGACTACACCAGTATAAGATCCATACCCATAATCGCAAGCTCTGAAACGAACCCAGTTACTTGGTATATCGAATGGGTCAACAACGTGGATGCGTCTGCTAAACTCTGGGAAAGCTGCTCCTTCGTTAATGTCCCAGTCACCTTCAAGCAACTGTCTTCGTTGATGTTCAGGCAAAGATAGAAGGTTGGCTTCATACATTCCGTCCTCAGACAGATAAGGGTTGTCGAAGAGGGTGGCTGGTATAAACTTCCTCTTGAATAGTGGCTCACCCTCTCGACTATGGCCTTTGGGCCATTTAATGACCTCTCCATTTTCGTCTGTAGCCCAGAAGGATTTGTCTGGTACACTAGGGTCAATAAAATGTTTTTTAACCCATTGGTGACCTGGACCTCCTGGGTTGGAGGTAGCTCTCATATACAAAGGTAAGCCTGAGGCTTTTGTTGAACGAAGACGTGACCTCATGTAGTTCCAAGCGTATGGTGTAGGCCACTGTGTAAGTTCGTCAAACCCAATCCAGTTAAAGGCTTGACCTTGGTATCTCATAACATCGTCATCTCTGTCAAGATAAGACATCCAGAGTGTAGCACCATTAGGGGCAACCCAAGTCTTATCTCTTTCCATAAACTTGATACCTGGGATGGCCTGAGGATAAAGCTGCTTACTTACAGAAATAAGTTCTCTAAGCTCTTCTGTAGACCTCCGAACAAGTAGCATTCGTGCATGTGCATTCGCAAAGTACCTAACTGGGTCTGCAACCAGACTGTACGACTTACCACCACCTGCTGCTCCACCATAAAGTACCTCTTGTTCTGTAGCTGCTAAGAACCTAGTCTGTGGCCCTGGGTTTGGCTCGAAGATCACCTTTTGTTTGACCGCAGAAGGGGCAACACTCTCCATCTCTGAGTTCGATGTATTCATCGTCTGTGGCGAGAACTCTGGTGTGCTTTCCACCAAGTCTTTCTTCTTCGATTTTCTGGCTCTTCCTTGCCGCTTCTTTATACTTTTTGGCATACTGGCGGTAGTTGCTGGACGCTCTACGCCTTTTTTCTTCCATTCTGACACGTTTATATAACCCTACATGTGAGATTTCTCTTCCAGACTGATCAGACAACCAACGAGCTACTTGTCTAACACTGTAATCTTGAAGAAACTTCTTTGCTTTTTCTAAAAGTTCTAGTTCTTCGGGGATAGGGATAAGAAGCATTTCGTCTTCTTCATCCTGTTTGTAACCAAATGGTACGTGTCTTCCTACTCTAATAACAGGATACCACTCTCCGTTCTCTCCTTGTAATGGTATCTGCCAATCTACTTTTGTCGGGTGTGGTGCTGTTGAAGCTCTTTTACTCATCTTCTTTCGCTGGTAGAATAAACAAAGGCTCTGAAGCTTTTACTTCTACTTTATCTGTTTTTGTAAATCCTGCACGATCTAGAATGTCTTTAGCTGCTAACATCTTTTCTTTTACACCTAGATCAGTAGGATCAGCCATAACAGAGAACATAGTATACGCAGCTTTAGTAGACGATTGTGCTATGAACTTCTTTGTAAGCTCTGCAATCTCATCTGTCAAGGCATTAACAATACCTGATGTAGAAACACCTTCAGCATATCCTGCTAGTTTCTTAGCTGTTACAGGATCTCCTTTAGCCTCGTCAAAGAGGACATCAAGGAACTTCTGTTGTTTCTCTGTTAAGTTTCTAGCCATTATGTCACCATATATAATATAAATCCAAAAGCACCAAACCCTATTAACAACAACAAACTAGTTACAGTCCAAGTAATTATTGCTTCTTGTAGTTCTGCTTTACGATACTCTTGTTCTTTCTTTTGCTTACGAATCTTAGCCTCGATTGCTACTAGCTCATCCCAAGCTGATGGTCCCATCGTGAAAGATATATAATCCTTCAATTCTTTTCTCATCTGCTCTGCCTTACGCTTCGCAGCGAAAACTTCCAAACTTTCGGCCTCTACTGAACCACTTAAAGACTTCCACCACGGTGGGTTCTTAACTTGTTTCTCAGCCTGACCTAGATCAGACATGTGACCTGCCCACTTAGTTAGTTGGCTACCCATGTCTTGTAGATCTTTACCTACAGCAAACCCTTTCTTGAGGGCATTGAAGGCGACTGTCGCACCTGAAATAATTGTAACAGGGTCCATTCGCCTCCTCCCAAAGACTTATTATACTTTACCTTCTTTCACGATTCTTCTGATATCAGCACGACCAATACCTAAATCATTTAGTTCACGGTCTGACATTCTCCACAAGTGCATCTCTGCGATTCGTGCATTAGCCTGACGTTGACGTGCTTCGATTAATCTTTCAAAAAACTTTCTCATTGTTTTCTCCATAAATTGCTGCATTGCAGCTTACAGAGACTAGTTATACACACATAGTTATACTATACTATTGATAAAAATGCAAGTCAGTTATGCTTTTCTGTTAGGGTTGTAATGTTCCTCTACAGATATTGTGACACCTATATTACCACCACCATTAAATACAGTTATCTTGTCACCTGCATGTAAGTGCAACCTATCAGATGTAATCATATTATATACATCCTGACCTGAAACAGATTTGTTATTAACTATAGTATAGTACGTGTCATCTTCTTTGTGATACCACTGAATAGAAACATTATCTGTAGATGCACCCCCATTACTTATATGAAGAAAGGTAACTACAGCATCATAGTTATTAGGGCAAGTGTATAAAACATCACTACTTGCCCCACCTGCAGTGGCTGTAACAGCAACACTTTCAGTTGCTGTGTTATAACTTAAAACTACCACTTACTTTTTACCTTTTACTTTTTTAACTATTTTAGTTGTCCAAGCCTCATTTACTTCAGTATCAGGATCATCAGCAATAAAGTGTCCGTTCTCATCACGAGCACGTTCCATTACCAACTCTTCTTCTACTTTAGCTTTTTTCTTGGGTGCCTTTTTCTTAGGAGCAGATTCTTGCTCTTTAATAAATTCTAGGACTTTAGCTTCTTTAGTGTGCCAAGTGCCACGAATCTTTTGAGCAAGAACATCTCCACGAGGACCAAGGACTTTATCACCTTGTAATCTCATTTTCTAAACAACCCTGTTGTTCTCATGTCAACCATACCACCTGACTTATAGCCTGACTTTTTCTTAGCCATACCGCCTTTAGAATTACCAGACTTATACTTGTCAGGATTTTTAGAAGAATCCTTAGTAATCTTTTTGTCAGCTTTTTTCTGTCTGATAACAGCAGTTGGGTTTGTTGGGCCTTCGCCTGTGAAAGTATTTTTAAGAGCTATAGCTAGAGCACGACCTGGAACACTCTTGTCAGATGGTCTAGCGTCTTGCATCTCTTTCATTAGATTTTTAATACGATCTTTCTTAGCATCAGAAATATCAGAATCTTTAATAACACGTCTAGCTGTTGCAATGATTTCAGCATCTGACATTTTATTAGTAATTCTTTTGTTGGCTGCGTCAACTTCATCTTTTTCAGCTTTGGTCATCACACCATATCCTGCACCTGCAGATTGTGAACCTGGGCGTAGCTTTGGCTTTGGAGAAGAAGCACGAGCACTAGATCCACCGCCAATGTCTTTACCTTTGGCGTTAGCCCAAGCAGTAAGTGCTGAACCTGTATACTTACCTTTATTCTTTTTCTTCCAAGCATTTAACTCTTCTTTAGTAACAGCAAGTTTCTTTTTACCGTCTTTACCCATGAAATACATTGATCCTGCTTTTTTAGCAGCAGCAACAGTTTTATAGTCTTTATACGAAGCCATTTTATTCACACCCTTTAATGCCAGTATCTAATTTACCAGTAGACCTCGTAAGTCCACCATGCTTATACCCCATAGCTTTTACTGCACCTGGGGCTACTCTACGCAATGCTGCGATTCCTTTGTTGGGATTCTTTCCAGTATCCCCACCTTTACTCATACCCATGTGATAGCCTTTGCCACCACAATGAGAACATCCTGCTCCTTTACATTTGGGACAAGTCATCTTTTTACCTTTAGCCATTCCACCCTCTGCTGCTCTAAATTGTTTTACTTTTTTTGCTACTTTTTTAGGCTGTGCTACAAACTGTTTGCCTTTTTTATTACCTTCAGCTTTTGCTGCGTTAGTAGCAGCTTTCTCACTGGCACTCAAAGAGTCCCAAGCTTTATCTGGTAGATACCTTTTTTTACCTTCAGACTTAGATCCATCAGAAGTTCTCCACTTCTGCTTAGTCCATTTTTTAAGAGACTTCTGTGGTGCTTTCATGATGTGTAGCCTCCACCTTTAGCTTTGTATTGCTTGGCTACCATCTGAGCTTTACGTGCAGACCACTGACCTGGTTTACCACCTTTAGATCCTGCTTTGACCTTAGCAACTAGATTCTTTCTCATAGTTGGCTTCGTGTAGTTACCTGCAGCATTGATTGTGTCTCCACCTTTGGAGTAGCCAGAGGCTCTGATAGCTTTACCTTGTCTTTCAGCAGCAGCCTTGGTTTTGTAGACCTTACCAGTCTTACCCCAACGATAACCACCTTTTACTTTGTAGACTGGCATTATGCACTATCACCTTCAACTTTGTGGCAGTGGGGAGTAGCATAGGCACCGCCTTGTCTTATTGTAGTGGCTACTTGTCCTGCTTCTTCTAAACAAGCTTGCTCACTGTAGAAGGGTTCTGGTTTAGCTATGATCTTACAGGACAGAGCCATAGGGTCAAAGCAAACTAATAAGATCCCGATCCACATAGTATCACCACTTTACTTTGTCTGCCCAATACGCAGCAGACATTTTACCTTTGTTAATGTTCTTTGAATGACGAGCTTTAAACGATTTCCTACGCTTTGCATACGAATCAGACTCACCCTGCTTCTTGGGAGAACCAGATACACCTTGTTGACCAAAGCGGATAAGCTTGTACTTACCACCTTCAGAGGCCATAACAACATGGGACTTAGTTGGGTGCTTAGGCGTTCTTTTAGGTTTGTTAACACCAGAGAGACCCTCCTTTTTCATTATTGCTTTAACTCGTTCAGGTACTGCCATCTTAACCTCTGATTAATTTGTAAGGGGAACGTGGGACGTTCACTATCTTACCCTTACTACTTTGATCTATACCTGTCGTACTTAGGATTATCTTTACGCCCAAATAACTTTAAAACAAAATTCGTGAAACCCCTAGCCATTTCTGTAGGAGTAGGCAACAACCATCCAAGGATCAACAACAAAATAATCCAAGGTGGGATATTAGTATTAATAATATCTAAGTTTTCCACAGAACCTGTCTCGACTTCTTTTGTTGTTTGAATGACATCTCTACCTGCTGTAATCTCTTCTTCGAAGGTTACTGCAGCCTGTCTATTTTCTTTACCTATCTGGGCATTACTGTTGACTGTAGGCCCGTCTGAGCCGCCTAACAGGGACAGGGGATTCAAACCACAACCAGATAAAAAAAGAGCTAAGACCACCCACCTCATTTTATCATTGCATCATTTAATAAGATTATCTCTAGTCTCTGTACAGCTAACTGTAGGTCATTAGTTGTTTTAATGTTCCAACCAATAAGACCCATAACTGCTGCAAATAGTACAGATATAATGGCTTTCTGGTCCATCAGCTCATCAATTCGAAGTGTGGTGCATCAATAAAGGGTCTACGTCCCTGAGAACGTCTTAGATCAATGTATGCATTCATAGCATCTTCTGCTGTTCCTGGATAGGTTCTGATATCTCCCTCTGACCAGGCTGCTCCCCACTTGATAGCACAACCAACTTCCCTAGCTGCTTCAGCCATTGCATCACAAATATTATCGTAGACATTCAATTCCCATGAAACATTAGAACCAAAATAGGCTACGAGGTCTACGGCATGACAGTATCCGTCACCTTGGATCAAATGCTTAGACTTCATAGTTTGAGATCTGCCAGAGGCTACTAGTTCCTTCTGAGCACCTAAGGTTCTGACACCATACGTCACACCGAAGTCTACATCAGTCAGTTCGATGGCTCTTTTGACTGTATACACCATATCGGGGTGCACACCTTTTAGTTTGTCTAGTGATCTCTGTGAAAGTCTGAAAGCCATCTTATCTCATATCCTTTGACATTGCTACTTTGTTGCCCATTGGTTTACCTGCCATGTAAGCTGTAGCACCCATGTAAGCAGCAACAACACCAGTCTGAGCTATTTAAAATAAACCTAGTAGGTCAGCTAATGCTGCTACTCTTGAATCTGACATCATGGGAGTAAACAGAAAGATAGTAAAGATGATCATCATACCCATAGCTACCCAAGCCATAAACTTCTGGGACTCTGCTTTTTCTTCACGTAGCTCTATTTCAAGCATACGTTCTTTCATAGCTACTTCTTCTGCTGTGATTTTACCATCACCATCAATATCAAAGTCCACTACCATTATTCCCAATCTCTTTTTCTATCTGGTTCAAAAACATCTTGTCTGCGAAGATGACCTTCGAGGTACATAGCTCTTTCCATTCTGTCCAGAGATACCCAGTGGCCTGTAGACTCATAGTAAGCCCTACGTATGTAGAACACATCAGAACGAGGAATGTGTACTCTACGTATTTTTTTCTCGTTCTTGTCTGCTAAAGCTTTGTAAAATTCTTCAAGTACTGAGTCAGACTCATAATACTTTATTCTTTTGTTGCTCATATCAACTCTAATGTTGTGTAGTTGTACGTAAAGCACCCTAGAAGTCAACATAAGTTCTTCAATTTTCTAAAGAAAATAGGACAACAAAACAAAGAATAGGGTACTAATAGTAATACTAATAGTTATTCTAGTATAAGAATAAATATATAAGTATAAATAAGTAAAAGTATAAGTACTAAAAGTATTACTATAAGTATTATATACTATTAGTTATACACGCTTCAAGTATAAAACAACAGAAATACAGCCGTAGTGACAAGATGTCACACCTTAAAGCCTCCTTTATCTTTGTAATGTTGACAGATCCTCAGAGATGTAGTCACTAGAAGTAGTACACCTTCTTGATTTACAAGATAATACTTATTCTTTTTCTTGAATATCTTCATAATCCTTAGTTATATCTCTGCCTATTTATTGTGCAAGTGTTAACCATAAGTTACAAAAAGTGGTTAACAGTCCAAAAATACCCCTCTCTGTCATTGGGCATATATACGTACGCTATACCCCAGTATGGCCCCCGCCCCATAAGGATAGATAGTTCGATATTAAACTATATTTCGGATAGTTTGTTTAACGTTAAACTATACTTTAGTATAATTTTGTTTAACATTAAACTATTTCTGCATGAAAATCGTTTAGCTTTAAACTATCTCGAGCTATAAGTAAAACTTATGAATTTATGTATATCCCATAGGTCAATTTACACAGTATAAATATATACCCCTAGAAAAAGAACGAATCAGGAACGAATCACTTTGCCAGAACAAAAGCAGAACACTTGGATACATTCAGTTAATCGAATATGAAAAAAATTATAAGTCATTGAAAACAAACAATTCTTTTTTGTTGTTACCCTAGGTGTTTTTTCCTAATCTATATTCATCAACAGCAAATAGGTTAAAACGAGA